TTACTGGGTCTCGGAGTCCTCGTTCCCGCGCTTTGCGGGCTTGATCCAATGGACCCACAGGCCGCGGATCCAGGCCGCGCCGTAGAGCACGCTGACGGCGAAGATCCCCCACTGCTCGGCCTTCCAGCTGGCATAGAACCAGAACGGCTGCCCGACGATCCCGAAGATGCAGGCCCAGCGGCGCCAGGACTCGCGGCGCTCCTGCGAGCACCAGGCGGCGAGCGCGCCGAGGATGGGGATAGCGATTTGGTCGAAGCTCATGGGGTATCGTAGGCGCGCACCACCAGGAGATCACAGATGGATTACGGCTACCTGTCGCAGAAGTTCTCGTTGGCTCGTTCGTCGTTGATGCTGCCGCACCCGCACGGCGAAGTTGCCAGTGTCACGGCCGCGATGCACGAATGCGCGGAGGCGCTGGGCGGCGTCAAGGACCAACGCCCTGAGAGGCTCGAGCCCTACCTCAGTCGCTTGATCTCCTTCATGGACACGACTGGTATGGTCGATCCTGACGGCCGTGGTCTGCATGCCGTGAAGGCTGAGTCGTTCACCGACCACGAGCGACACCAGTTCGCCAACACTGTCGACGAGCTGGCCAGCAAGTGCGCGCGGTACAGCCACGAGCAGCTATGACCTACACCGTCACCCTCGTGGACTTCCCAGCTGCGCCGCCGGATGTGATCCATGCGGCTGAGGCCCGATTCCGGGCGGCCTTGGACAAGGCGCTGGCCGACCAGGTCGCGCCGACGCTCAGGGCCTTCCAGAGCGCCAGCGAGTCGAGCGCCAATGAGCTCACCAAGGACGAAGTGAAGCTGGCGAGCGACTGGGCGACCGCTTACGCCAAGGCGAAGGAAGCGGGCTTCCGCGGCCTGGGCGACGCCGACGAGGCCTATTTCGAGGTGCGGCTCGCTTGAATCGCTGGCAGGACGCGCCTCCGACTTAGCGCTCTGGCAGGCCCAGGTAGGCGCGCACATCCTTGGCCATCACGCCGGCAGCTGCGACAGCCGCGCGAAGCTTCTGCTCTGTTACTCCCAGCGCCTTGGTCCAGTAGCGCAGTTCGTGTTCCTCGTTGAGATTGATGCGGGCGGCGTCCGCCGGGCCGCGAATGCTCTTGTCGTCTGCCATGGTGTTCTCCGTGAAAGGCCCGCAGGATGCAACGACCGGGGCTCATCGCTTGCCAGCAGAAAGACGCATGCATCGTCGGAGGAATTCCGACGATGCGGGCATACGATATGCGGATGCCACAGAACAACCCTCGCCTGACACCAGACCAGAAGCTCGCCGCCCTCGCATGGCAGTCGGCGTGCGAGAAGGTTGACCACTTTCTCCGCGCGACGCCTGGTTATCCCGATCTAACTCATGAAGAGGTCATCGAGATGTTGGATGCGGCAGAGAGTGCGCTGCTTGAACTGCGACGCACTCTTTAAGCGCTGGCAGCCTTCGAGTCGATCGTGCGGCAAGCTTCCTCAAATGCGCACGTCAAAGCTTCCATGTCGCTGTAGTAGCCGCCGGCCAGCGCCTTGACCGTCTCCCCGCCGTCGATCGTGAACGACCATCGGCACCAGCCCGCGCCGTCTGGCTCCGTCCAAGTGACGATGCGGTGCGCCTTGTAGCGCCAGACCTTCTGCGGGCGGGTGACCATGGCGCCATTCTCACCCACGACGACCGGCGGCTGAAACGCAAAAGAGCCCCCAGCGCCGAAGCGCCAGGGGCTAGTGGTGGTTCGCGCTCAGTTCCTCGGGCCGCTAGCCAGGCAGCAAGACAGCCTGCTCGTGCGGCGTCAAATGGTCCAACACCTTGAGCACCGTCCGCTCGACTGAAACCTTTGCCCCGGTGCGGCTCTGGACCACCTGCATGCGCACGCGAAGAACGTCACCCTTCCCAAACCGCTCGCCCTTCTCGACGCGAATGAGGAAGTCGCCGTCGGTGAGCGCAGCGTTGAAGGTGGATGCCCCATCATTGAATCGCCACTTGTTGCCGTCTTGAAAGACAGCCGCCACGATCGTGAGCGCCACCTCAACCGTGTTATCCGATAGTTGCGACTTTGCAGCCACGGGCACGAACGACTCAGCCTCCCTGCGGTCGACGGTGATTGCAGGAACTTCAGTTGCCCCACCTATGCGAAGTGCCTCGTAGCCCTCATGCGAAAGGCCAACCTTGACGAACTGCTCGACCGCCTCCGAAGCCTTTTCATTAAGCACCAAAGTCAGCGAATCCGTTCGGACCTGAATGATGTGGCCCGAGTTGTTCGTCACGGTGACACTCTGTCCATCATGCTTGATGGCGGCCGGTGGACTGCCCTTCAAGTGCTTCCATAGATCGAATGCGCCTTTGACAACATCCCATAGCTGCGCGGGGGTCAAAGCCGTGAAAACGGTCGCAGCCGATCCGCCCACCGTGAAGACAAGATCCGTGACGAACGATCCGTGCTCGAAACCTGCCACTTCGGCATGAGCTTCGGCGGCGTCGCCATAGGTACTCTTGACGGCCGCTACCATGAACTCCGAGAAGGCGATCATGTTGGCTGACGCTTCGTAGACGTTCATTCGGCCGGAGTCCAGGGCCGGCCCTTCATACCGCAACGCTACGCTTGTTTTCATGGCGCGCATTGTGGCATCCCAGGGCGTGTAAGCAGTACGGCTTAGTCTGGCGCGAGCAGCGCGCGGTCGTTTCGCACGATGCCCAGCAGCAGGCTCACTTCGGCGTCTCGCCGCGCGAGAGCACGTCGAGCTTCTGCAAGTAGCTCTCCACCCTCAGCAGCAGCGGCTGCGATGACTTCGGATCGATCTGCGACACGCTCACAGGCAGCGGGGTCGCTACGGGCCGCGACGCGATCACGGGCGGCGGTGGCGGCGAACTGGAGGCGCACGCGCTCAGTGCGAGCAGCATCGCCAGCGCGGCCAGCTTCCACGGTGCGGATGGTTTGCTCGAAGGCATGGACGGTCTCCTGCTGCTGGGCAGCGTGGGTGAGTTGCAGGGTGGCCACGCGCTCGGACTCGCGCAGCGCGGCGCGGTTGCGGTCGCTGGTCTCGGTGGCGCGGGCCTGGCGCTCGGTGGCCAGCTCGGCGCCGCGGTTGGCCAGGCGGACCTGCTGCAGCCCGACGGTGGCCACCAGTGCGACGATCAGCCACAGCCGCCAGTTGGCCAGCAGCATCCGGCCGAACGCGATCACACGCCCACCTCGGCAATCAGCTTCAACCCCACCCGAGCCAGAGCATCGAAAGGAGGCTCTTCGCTGATGTCTGCAGCAGCGAGAAGCGCAGTGCACTCTGCAAGGGTGATCGAGATACCGGCAGCCTGGCAGGCACCGTGCATGACGGCAGGGTCTGCGAGGACGGCTGCGAAGGTGTCTTCGATCATCCCGGCCGAAATGAAGTGCGTCGCAGGCGCAGCACCGGTGGGGCTCAGGGCGGTGGTGAACATGCCAGCACCGGGCGGCCCGGCCAGCGCGGCGCAGAGGTCGGCGCAGCGGCGTGCGGTCGCAGCAGGGACGATCAGGGTACGGTGAAGTTGGCTCATGGCGAAACGACTCCAATGCGCTGTACGCCGTACCTGCGGACCAGATCCGCCTGGGCGGCGGTGTATGCACCGACGCGAAAAATCATGCTGTAGATGCCGGCCGCGAGAGGCAGCGCTCCACCTGCAGCATCGAAGCCGCCGATTACCAGGTTTCCACTGAGTCCAGTTACTGCGCCAACCGCCATGCCGCCCGGCGAAGTACTGTCCACAAACTCCGTGTTTGCTGTGTTGTCAGTGCCAATGCTCAAAGATTGACGTGCCTTAATTGGCAGCGGTGATTCTGGCGTGGTGGCAGAGTTGTTGCGAGCCCAGAAGCCACCTGAACCGCCCCTTCGGAGGTATCCGGACGCCCCCGAGGACAGGAGCACTCTTCCGGGCGGCGCCGAGCTTTCCAAAGCTACGCCGACCAATCCCGCATTCAAGTTGATCGTTGTGCCGAACACGATCCGATCGTCAACACCATCGAGAGCAAGGTAGTAGCGACCAGTGCCATCCACCTGCAACACCCACCGCGAGGTCATCGTGGCCTGCTCAAGATAGATGCCACCGCTGTACTTCAGGAGGGCCGAGGCAACGGCCTGACCCGGCGCCGTCACCGGTGTGGTGCGCGCCACGTCCTGCCACATGGTCGAGAAGTCGTAGGGCGCGAGCTCACCACCCACCTCGCCCGCAGCGAACAGGGCCGCGATCTGCGGTGTCAGGTCAACGAACCGCCGACCTCTATTCGCAATCGAGGTCTGCGCTGTTGCGCGCGCGATGGGCCTTACAAGAGGCTTGTACATTCAGCTCTCCGTGAAGGCGCCGACCGCGATCGTCTGCGCAGGACGCACGACGAAGAACGTGCCCGGGCCCGTCAGGACGATGGCCGGCTGAGCCGCCGTCAATGTGAAGATGAGCAGGTCGGCGCCCGGCGAGCGCAGCATGACAGCGAAGCCGCCAGCCGGAATCTGGCCAGCAGAAAAGACAGCCACGGTGCGGGACTGGCCGTCCGTGAGCACGATGTCGGAGCTTTGAGCGGCGGCGATGCCGGACGCGAGGATGATGGTCTGTGCCATGGCGGTCTTTCAGGGTGAGGTGATGTGTGAGGCGGCCGTCAGCAGAGCGCGGCGCGCCGCGGGGTCAGGGCAGCTGCAGCGCGGCGCGCGCGGCACGGTGGCGGGCCGGCCAGAGCTCGGGGTGCACCTTCCCCGGGCGCCAGGTGAACAGGTACAGCGCATAGGCCTTGTCGGTCTCGGTGACGCCCGGCAGAGGACCAGGCGCCCACCAGAGATTCAGGCGCGCGAAGATCGCGGCCAGCACGTCGTTGTGCTCGAGCGCGTTCCACACGGCCATGCCATCGAAGGGCACGCCGTGCGCGGCGCACGCGGCGCGCGCGTGGTCACGAGTCGCCGGGTGCGTCATCACGCCCTTCACGCTGCCGCCTCGCTCGAACTGCCAGAAGCCGCGGGCGGGGCCGTTGCCCATCTGGCGCCGGTGCTCGAAGAGCGACTCGTGCAGGCCGATGGTCAGCAGCTCCACCTTGGCTTCGATGCTGCTCATCTTGGGCGGCAGCCAGGCAAGCGCGGGCTCGACGGCTGTACGAAGGATCTGATCGAGCGTCATGGTGCTCACTCCTTGGCACCAGGCAAGCGGCCGAAGCTGCTGCCTATGGTGCGGTTGTAGATGTACTCGCAGGCCTTGGCCCCGCCGAAGCTGATGGCGGGCACGAAGAACCCGACCAGCAAGCCCGGCATGCCGAAGTGCGCTGCGCTGAAGAAGGCCATCAGGCCGGCCAGCCACGAGCCGCCCATGTGCGCCGCGATGAGCAGCGGCAGGTTGCGGATGGGTGGCACGATGGCGTCGGGCGGCGCGTCGTTGATCTGCGCGCTGATGCGGATGAGCAGCGCGGTGCCGCCGCTCAGCGTCGTCAGCACCAGGACGAGCAGCCACTCCAGGCCGGTGATGGTCTCCACCGCTTGGCCGAAGGTGAGCTGCGCCGCGATGACCGATGGCGGCCAGATGGCCACCGCGCAGGCCTTGAGGCCGGCAACCGTTCGCACTCTGATCACAGGTCAGCCCTTTGCGAGATGCGCTCGAGCCGCGACTCGCGCTCGGCGCGCGCGTGGTCGAGCACGCCGATGACTGCGATCCAGGCGGCCATCAAGGCGTCGAGCACGTACCGGCTGGCCGAGGGCTTCAGGTCGCCGGACTTCACCAGCGCGAGCACCAGGGCGACCTGGCCGATGGCGAGCAGCATGAAGACGACGTGCCGGTGGCGGTGGGTGCAGCGCATCGAGTACCGATCGGGCAGCACGTCGTTGATGAGCACGTCGACGATGCCAGCCAGCGCGATCAAGCCCAGGAGGCTCATCGCGATCAGGCCGCCGTAGCCGTCCTCGGCCATGGCGAAGCGGTGCTGGCTGTACGGATCCCAGCCTGCGATCGCAGCGGTAACCGCCACCGATGCGCTGACGTAGAACCTCAAGGCCGCAGAGAAGTGGGTCTTCATCGCGCGCTCCGATCGGGCAACAAAAAACCCGCCGAAGCGGGTTGGGTGGTGGGGCGGTGCATGGTCAGCGTTTCGTCGCGGCCGTGAAGAGCGCGTCGAGTTCGACGGCATCGAAGCCCAGCGCCGCGCCGAGCAGCGCGACCAGCTCCGAGCCGCGCTCAACGGTGGCCGAGTAGTCCCACTCGATCTGCGCGACCTCCTTCTGGTCTGCGGGCAGCGAAGCAATGGCTGCGCCCACCGCGTTCAGTTTGCCGGCAGCGAGCAGCTCCAAGCGGGCCTGGCGCATCGTCACGATGGCAGGCACGGCTTCGATGACCGGCAGTGGCGCGCCGGGCGTGTTGCCCTCCCCCAGCCAGGCCAGGTAGTCCGCATAGTCCACGTTGAGCGGGTCGAGCGGGATGATGGCGCCGTCCTCGCGACGCTCGATATGGGTGCCGTGGTCGATGTACATCATGGGATCCTGGAGGTGGCGGTGAACAGGGCCGAGAAGATGCCGGCCCCGTTGCTATTGGCGATCTTTCCGTAGTCGACGGCGGTGGACCTCCAGTTGGTGAGTGCGAGCGTGCCGGTCTGGAAGTTACTGATCTGGATGTCGCCAGAGAACGCAACAGTGGGCGAGGCCCTCATTTCCACCGGGAAGTTCACCGTGCCGCCGTAGCCGGTCCCTGCGATGACCTGCCCCTGAAAGCCGCACTGGAGTACCTGGTAGTAGCGTTTGCAGAGGGCGAGCTCGACGCCGTAGGGCCGGCGCTCGATCGGAGTGGCCACCGTGCCCGGCTCCACCTGCACCGAACTCAGGGTGCCGGTCCCGAACTCCACAGAGAGCGTCGAGCCGCCGGCAACGCCGGTGATCTGGAACGGCGCGGCCGCATACACGCCACCGAGAACGCGGCCCTGGGCGGTGCCGGTGCGCGATACGGTGTAGGTCCCACCCTCGATGTTCAGGCCCTCGATGGGCTGAACCAGCGAGCCCGCAGTGATGGTGATGGTGGTCACACCGCCGACCGTCGCAAAGCTGTACGTGCACCCGGTAGGGCCGGCCTTCCACTGGTCATGGCCGTAGGCACCGGCCGCCAGCGTCACGGGGCTGGTCATTCCCAGCTGATTGACGGCGAAGTTCCCATTGGCCAGGCGCTGCCGGCCGCTGATGGTCGAGCCGATGCCGAGCGCGGCGCGCGCGTCGACCGCATTGCCGCTGGATCCCAGCAGCCCGCCCACACCGAACAGCGTCTCCCACAGCTTGCCGAAGCCGGCGCGCGCGGTCGCGTTGGATGGATTGGGAAATGGCGCCGAGATCTCGGCCTTGTCGGGAGGTGCTGCCATGGTCAGTAGCCTTTCAGGGTGATATCGGCAGTAGCGCCGGAGACAGAAACGTGGGCCGCGTTGAACGCGCGGATGACAGGGGCGAGCGGGTCGGTCTTGACCGTCTCGACGGTGATCGCGCCGCTGGCATTGGCCTGCAGCGTCGCCTGTACGGTCTTGATGGAAGTGAAGGGCTTCGCGTAGGGGACCGCGGTCCCGCCGGCGGCGATCGGCACATCGGCGAGGTGCTCCTCGAGGTCGGGCGCGTCGACGGTGAGCACGAGCGACTCCAGAACGCTGCGCGTCGTGCCAGCGCCGATGGTCACGCGGAACTGGTAGGCCTCGTTCGCCGCGACGACCTGGCCAGGCCATGGCATCCAGCCGCCGGGCGGGCCGTAGAAAGGCTCCGCGTCCGGTCCATAGAACGAATCGTTGTCGCCGCCGAAGAACGTTCCCGGGCCTGCAAGGCGGTACTCGATCCGCAGGTCGGTGCCCTGGGTATGCGCCTCGAGCGTCATGATCGAGCCAGCCAGCGCGGAGCTGATCGGCACGTCGGCAGTCACGAACACCATCTGCCCATAGGCCTCGATGTCGTAGAAGGGTTCGGTGTCGGCGCCGTAGAAGCTTTGGTCGTCGGTGCCATAGAACGAGTCCAGCGCGTTGGCGGAAGGGTTGCCGCCGACCAGCGTCCAGCCGCTTTGCTCGCCCTCCGCGAAGGGCCAGCCCATGGCGCCGAAGTCCCACTCTTCGACGACGTTGGCGATCGGCGGATCGCCCAGGTCCATGATGATGTTTCCGCTGGCCAGCGACACATTGCCGCTCGTGTCGATCGCCTTCACCATGATCGAGACCGGGCCGCCGGGCCTGGTGATCGGCTCCCACGGGCTCTCTGTGATGATGCCCTCGTGCAGCGGGGTCGCGCTGTTCCAGTCCAGATTGCTGCCGTAGTGGAAGCGGAACACGAAGCCGGCCAGGTCGGGCACGCGCCGCGGCAGGCTCCACGAGAGAATGCCGCCGCTGATCGACAGGTTCTCGACGTTCGGTGGCGGCTCGGTCTTGCCGACGACGACGTGCGAAACCAGAAGGCTCCAGTTGCTGATCGCCAGGGTGTTCCGGCTGCGCGCGACGATGGTGATCAACTCGCCATCCTCGAAGCCCGTCGCGACGGCCTCGGTCGCATCGCCTGGCACGGTGACGGTACGCACTTCCCCGGTCGCCATCGTCCTGAACTGAACCTCGATGCTGCCCGACTCGCGGATGGAAACGTCGAACACCGGCGCCCAGGTCACGCGCACGCCGTTGACGATAGTCCCGTCGCCCTGCACGATCAGTTCGTCTTCGCCGCTGCTTACCGAGGTGATCGTCGGCGGGGAAATGTCCCAAGGCCTCGGCAGGCCCGAATTGCTCACCAGGCCCTGAGGGACGAACGGTGCGCCGAACTGGTAGATGTAGGCGGTGTTCTCCTTGAGGGTGAGCTGCACAAAGCCGTCCGGCAGGAACGTGCGGCCGAGCACCTGAAACTCCTTGTTCACCCAGCCATAGCGGCTCGAGGTGAACTCGATGCAATCGAAGAGCTGCACGGGGTAGGCGCGCAGCTTGAACGGGGCTGTCACGGTCAGCGGGTCGCGACCGTCGCGCAGCATGATCCCGGCGATATGGAATGCCTGGCCGGCGTAGAAGACCGCCGGCATGGTCACTTCTTGCACGAGCTCGGCACCATCCGCGGCGACAAGGGAGTCGGCTCGGAATGGCGTGATGGGCGTCTCAACGTAGGCGGCAGCCTCGTCCCAGATCCGTGGCAAGACCGTGTTGATCTTGTCGTTGCGGGCGCGGTGCGTGCTGATCGTCACCGGGTTCTGAGTCGACCCGCCACCTTCTGTCCGCTGGACCACGGCCAGATCAGCGTCGTTGAGCGAGATCGTGGGCGCCTGGTAGACACCAGCTCGCACGAAGATCTCGCCCGCGGCGTAGGCCCACTGTCCGCCCATCGCCTGCGACAGGTCGTCGAAGACATCGCGCGTGGGTGCACCGAAGGGCACCACCATGGCAGCGCGGAACATGGGAACCCAGTCGGAGCCGGTGTAGCTGATGCGCGTGTCGCATGCATTGGCGGCAGCCATGAAGCGGGCGTCCTCCGCTGCGGTGACTGCATTGCGCTTGCCAAACTGCGGATGCAAGTGCACGTAGCGCATCATCATGGCCGGCGACTCGGTCCATCGCGTCAGCCCATCGCGGGGGTCGTAGATCTTCGCGCCGCGAACCAGAGCGGTCACGTTCGGAAGGCCGCTTGGATAGGCGGTCTCGTCGTAGTCGAACTCGCAGATGAGGTAGGCCACGCCGTCGACCCGGTGCGCTGGTGTCCAGACACCAGGCAGCAGCGACATCAGACGAGGATCCGCGCTCTGCCCCGGCGCGCCCAGATACCACCGGACCCGCGCCGCCGTGGTGAACTCTTCGTGCTGATAAAGGATGGAGTAGTTCGAGGTCGGGTCGTAGCTTGCGATCGTGACGACGTTGCCGTTAACCATCGGGTTGAGCTGCTCTGTCAGCACATCAATCCCACTGCCGATGACACGCTGTCCGACCACTGACCCGGGAAGCGGTGTATGGGGCAGAGTCACACTCGTGCCGGTCATGGGTGCACCGGCGAGCACCGTCTTCGTCCGCCCCCACGGGCCCGTGAGAACTTCCCCGCTGCTGTTCAGGTCGATAGGTTGGTCATTGAAGTAGATTCGCTCGACAGCGTCGATCTCGTGCGCCGCCAGCGCCAGGCACATCACGAACTTCTCTTTGTACTGGCCAACGCTCGAGCGGAAGAACACGGTGCCGCCCTTGCGCATGCGGCCGAGCACCAGTTCGCGCGAAGCCACAGTAGCCGGAACGTTGGCAAGGCGGTCGACTTGTGCCGCATCGAAGGCGGCGCGCGCGGCGCGCTCGGCCTTGTTCTTCTGGTAGCTCGACAGGGCGAGCATCCCAACGACCGTGATGGCATAGGCTGCGAACGTGATGGCCGCCGTGACTGTGCCCGCCGTGAAGATCGCAGCGAGACCGTATGCAATTACCTGAGGCATCAGATCTTCCAGGCCGCGATCGCGGCGCTCATATCCATTACGGCGAGGCCGTCCGGCCCTGGCCCAATTGCGGTGGTTCCGTTGCAGACGGCGAGCAGCTCTCGGCTCTCGTTGATCACCAGGACAACGTCGCCGACGCCTGCGAGCAGGGGCGAGACCGGCGCGCCCCAGGCATCGACCGCAAGCTGGCGGATGCCGCCCTGCTGCTCGACCACGCGCGCGGCGGCAAGAGCTGTCGAGTAGCCGCGGAACCGAGCGGCATAGTCGACGCCGGTCATCGCCAGCACCGCGTCGACAGTAAAGAGGCAGCAGTCATTCCGACCCCACTCGAACGGCATCGACACGCGCTTCTTCGCGAACTCCGCTAGGCGCAATTGCCAGTCGGCGCGCCTCATTTGCCCGGTCTCCATTCCTTGGAAGGCCAGACAACCGGTTGATTGGCCTGCGGTAGCACGTACTCGAAGGCGCGATCCCCAGGCGCGAACATTTGCTGATCTGCGTGGCTGTATGTCAGCGCTGCGCCACGCAGCAGGTCGACAGCAGAGCTCTCCGCGGTGACTTGGATGGTGCAGGTCTCGCCATCCTCGACAATGCTCATCGTGTCCAACTTGCCCGACCACTCAACGGGCGCGTCAACGATCTGGTACGTGCCGGCGTCGAGAACCGCGGTGCGGATGATCACGGGCGTGCCTTGCACCACTGCGGCATCGTCCAGGGCGAGGGAGATGTAGGCCGAGTCGACGCCGGAAAGCTGGAACTGCAGGCCCTTGATTTCACCGGGCGAGTCGTCGATCTCGCTCACACTCCCAAGGCCGTAGGCACCGCGGTACGTGATGCCGTTGAAATCCAGATCCCAGTTCGACGAATTGAGCGCGATCGGCGTCGGAAACGCCAACAGGACAAGCTGCACCAGAGGGACGACTGGCGCACCCAGCGCGGCAACCGTGGCAGCGGATAGGACTCTCATACGATCGCCTCGGCAAAGTCGAGCGAGATGCCCTCTGCATAGCCAGGAACGTACTGCACCGAGCTGGGTGACATCAGGCGAAAAGGTGCCGTGGGCTTGTCCCAGATCACCGCCGTGCCAGCGACAACGTTCCGGCGCACGCGGTTGACGAGGGGGACAACGCAACGCCGCATGCCACTGTCGACGACGCCATCAGCAATGCAGTCTTCGCTCACCTGCAGGAGCAGCCCACCGAGGCCGATCATGTCGCCGGCGAGCAAGGTGCTGAAAGCTGGGGCGACGATCATGATCGAGGCCGCCCCCTTGTCTGCGCCGTTGACGAAGGGCGCGCCGCGCATCGTCCCCCTCGGAATTTGACGGGCGAAGTGATACAGGTTCGCGGTGTTGGCCATCCCCCTGAGCGCCCCGATAAATGCCTCGTACTTCGCGGCGTCGGAGTGTGTCCGGTTCGGCAACGACATCGACGCCGTCCAACGATCATTCAGCAGGTCGACGACTTGCTCGCTGCCGCCGAAAGGCGACGAGTGCACACGCTGTACGGGCGCCAAGCGCATTGAGAACTGGTTCGGGCAGAAGCCCGCGGGCAAAGCGATGACCGTCATGCGAGAGCGCCCCCGTAGCTTCGGCTGCGACCGATCTGGCCGGCGATGCGACGCTCGGATCCCTGCACTGCATCGCGCAGTTGGGACTGCGTCGCGATGTCGCCGACGCTCCAGTGGTTGGTGATGCTCACCGGGGAGCCGCCGCCGCCCAGCGCGTCATTGGGGATGATCGCGCCGGCCGTATTCGGAGTGAACAACTCGGGGCCCTTCTCGCCGACGAGGTAGGTCTTGCCGCTGCCGACTGGACCGCCACCGGCGCGTGCGCCCGCGATGCCTCCGATGACCAGGTCGAATGCGTTCATCTGGTCAGTGGTGGGCCCGCTCGCCCCGCCGAAGTTGAAGGCCCCGCTGAGCATGCCGGCAAGCGGGCCCGTGATCGACTGCTTGATGGCGATGCGAGCGATGTCCGTGATGATCGAATCGACCAGGCTCTTGAAGTCGAGCTTTCCGGTCTTCACGAAATCCACGAGCGCGTCTTCCATCCCCTTGAAGGCGCTCGACACCGCGTCCTGGGTCTGCTTGAAGGCGTTCTGCGATTCGTCGAAGTAGTTCCTCGCGGCCTCCGACGCACCCAGGCTGAACGACTTCTGCCGCAGCTCGATCTGCTCGTAGTAGTCGCGGTAGCTGTCGATCGACTTCTTCTGAAACTCGCTGATCAGCGCCAGCTCGCGCGCATAGTCCTCTTGCCGGCCGGCGAACTTTCCGTTGCGGTTGTCGCGCTGCAGGTCCTGCCGCTGCTGCTCATACTTCTCTTCGATCTGGCTGATAGCCGCATCAACGCCACGCGACTTATCGCCGCGGCCCATGCCCGTCACCTCGAGCGCGCGCGCTCGGTTGGTCACGTCGAGGAACGATTGCGCGGCATCGCGCGCATCGGTGAATGCCCTGGCGATGGCCTTGGCGCTGGCCTCGGCCTGGGTGTCGAGAACAGTCAGGTTCGTGGCCGACGTAGCGCGTGCCTTCTCCAATGCCGCACGCGCGTCGGCAATCTTTCGGTCGTTCTCGATCCTGTCCTTGCCGGTCAGCTTCTCCTGCTGCAGGCGTGCGATCTGCTTCTCGATCCCCGCCTGCTCGAGCTGGTCGCTTTCGACCTGCAGCGCCCGCTTGCCGGCGAAGAAATCGGCCTCGCTGATCAGGCTGGCCGAGCGCTGGGCCGACATGATCTTCTCGCGGTTGTCGAAGGCATCGGTGAGCAGGCCCGTGGACTTCTTGATGTCGTCGAGGTCCAGCGCCAGCTGCGCCTTCGCTTCCTGCGCGGCAGAGTTGTCCTTCTTCGCAGCGCCGGTCTTCACAGGCGTTACAACCAAGGCCGGCTTCCCATTAGCGCGCGCTGCTGAATCGTCGTAGTTGCCACTCAGGTCGGCGGGCCGCCCCACGGCCATCACACGCGCCTGAAATTGGTCCAGCTCAATGCGCGCGCGCCTCCCATCCTCTTTTACGGCGTCGCTGATCGCGGTGAAACCGCTGAAGTCCAAGCGCGCCAATGCGCCCAGCTGCGCGATGATGGCGCCGATTTCCCGGCCTACGCCGAGGAAGACGAAGCCAACATCGGAGCCCACTACGGCCAGGGTCTGGAACACCACCGTCGCGGCCTGCATGGTGGTGTTGAGCACCGCAGACACGGCCTCAACAGTCGCCTGATTCCTTGCCAGATCGGCGAACAGCCCCTGCACTTGCGTCAACGCAGGAATGATTCCAGCTGTCTGCTGTTGGAGGAACAGGTCGAACTCGCCTCGCAGGCGTGCCGCTGCTTTGGTGTAGTCGTCGGCCGCAGCGATCTGCTCGCCTGTCAGCGTCACCTGGCGCTCACCGCCCTCGGCCAGGTCGTGCAGGAAGGGGAGCAGTTCCGCCCCCGACTTGCCCAGGAGCGCCACTGCGATGGCCGTCTTTCCGGCGCCGTCTTCAAAGCCGTCAAGCGCCTTGGCTAACGCGTCCATCTGTGCGACGGGGGAGAGCCGCTTGAACGATTCAAACTCCAGGCCGATGTCCTTCAACGCTGCGCCTACCGCCTTCGATTCGTCATCGGTCTTGGCCAGCGAGGACGTGAGCTTGATCGACGCTGCTGCGAAGGTGTCGGCGCTGGTGCCGGAAAGGGTCAATGCGGTCTGCAGCGTAGCGATCAGCTCCGCAGAATCACCGATCTTGTCCGAGAGATCCTTGTAGCTGGCCATTGCCTCGATGTTCCGATTCACGACCATCACGGTGGCAGCGGACACAAGACCGAGCGCAATACCAACGGCGGCGCCGGCCTTGGTTACGGCTGCATCGATCTCTTTCGCGCGCTTCTCCGCTGTCTTCGCGGAACGGTTCATGTCCGTCTCGAAACTGCCCGTGCGCGCAAGAAGATCGACGGTGATGCTTCCAATGGTCATGTTGTTTTTCTCGGGGGGGTGAATCCGGCGGCCTTGAACAGGTCGAGGTCTGCACCGGTGTGGCCGGTGCTGGGGGGCGGCTGCAGCCAGTCCAGCCGCCCCTGCATGTCTCCACCGCCGAAGGCGCCTGCGACCATGGCCGCCGGCCGGTAAAAACGGTGAAAGTCGTCGAAGGGATAGAGCCGATAGAACTCGATCCAGCCCTCGAACTCAGCAGGCGTCATGCGCGCCTGCAACTCCGCTACTGTTCGGCCGCCGAGGGCGAGGGCGAGGACGCGCCAGAACCATGCGTCTCCCCTGGCGGCGATGCTTTTTTTTCCTTGTCGCCGATCCCGTTCAGCGAGAGCACCGCGTTGAACAGCGCGTTCGCCGGCGCCGACTTGAGCCGCAGCGCCTGCTCGTAGGTCATGGCCGGCGAGCCGTCGGCCTCACACAGGCTGGCCGAGATGAGCTTCGCGATGCTGCCCGAGCGCACGTCCTCGTCGGCCGACTGCTCGGCGATCTGGAACTTGCGGTACTCCACCACGGGCATCTCCTTGAAGAAGAGCACATGCTTCTTCCCGTCGGGCAGCTCGACCGTCTTCTCGTGCACGGTCTCCGACACCATGAAGTCGTCGTACTTGCTCATACCGTGGTCATCTTGAAAGCCACCGCGCCGCTGCGCTGGATGGTGATGGTGCCCTTCCAGATGTCGTTGCCGCTGATGTCGATGTTGATGTCGGAGACGTAGCCCTTGAAGATGGCCGAGACCCGCGTGGTGACGACCTGCATCACCGATGCGAGGACGGTGGGCGCCAAGGCCGAATCCGAGCTGTAGATGCCCCACGACACTTCTGCGCCCGAGTCCTTCAGCGCGAGCAGCGCAGCGTGGCTGAGCTCGTCCTTGTGCACGTTGAAATTTACCGTCACCGCGCCCGGGTTGCCCAGGCCGGCAACGAAGGTCTTGTCGACGGTGTTGTCCAGGCACGTCGATTCGATCTGGTCGCGCGCGCCGCCGAGGCCGGAGACACCCGTGATGCAGACCGCGCGCGTGGCGGCAGTGGGGGCCGATGCCCAGTAGAGATCGGTGCCCTGGCTTTTGATTACGCTGCCCATGATTGAGGCCTTTCTTTAGAACGAAAAAAAGGCCGCTCTAAGGCGGCCGGTTGGTGGAAAAAGAGGAACCGCCTATCGCGGCGTGATGAAGTCAAACGCCATGCCAAATCGGAACCGTTGCGTCTCGAAGTTGCGTTCGTCGGCGAGGTAGCCGACGCAGTGAGCAGCTGGCTCGAGCGCGGCGCGGACGGCCTCAGCCAGCGTTTCGATCTCGGTGTCGTCGTCAGACCAGCAGTCGACGTGCACGCGAAAGAAGTCGGAGCACGCGCCATCGAAGGCGTTCTCCGGCGTACCGCCCGGCATGCTCCATGTGACATAGGGCCGCTCGACGCCCTGGGGCGCTTCGCCATGGCGGAAGACGCGCAGGTCAGCTGCGGTGCCTCCAGCGAGCGCCAAGACGGCCGGCGATGCCGCCATCAAGGCGAATACTCGGGGCAGCATCAGCGACCCCTCGAATATTTGGCGATCGCGCGGTTCACGCCCTTGCTCAGCTCGGTCACGACGGTGCTCAAGGCACGCTCTCGTGACTCGAAGTAGGCTGGTGTCATCCAGGGCTCGGCGGGCTGATCCTCGGTGCCGACCTCGAGCCAGCGACCGGTCATGACGGCAGTCAACGGCTTGCCCTTGTTCGTCCGATCGCCGTACTTTCTGCCGCGCGCAATCAGAACCCGATAACGCTCATTGGCGCCGCTGCGCTGTGGGTTCGGATCCCGACGAAGCACGATGGCTTTCTCCAGCACCTGGGTGCTCAGGTAGCCCTCCTGGACAGTGTTGCGCACGACGCGGCGAACGGCGGCCTGGGCGGCCTTCTGGACAACAACGCCGCCCTTTCGCAACGCCGACTTGACGGGGCCGCCGTTCTTGCTTGCGATCTCTGGCGGCAGGCTCTTCAGCTTGGAAAGGATGTCATCCAAGCCATGGAGGGTACGGGTGTCAGCCATTCAGCCCCCTATAGTCCGGCGGCGTCGGGTCGGCATCCGGCTCGAGCTCAGGCTCGGCCAGAGCGGCGGGGTGGTACTCGCAGCGCACTAACACCGGCTCGCGGTGGGCAAAGCGCACCTCGAAGGACGCGGCATTCTTCGGGATGCTCAGCACCTGCTCGAGCATCTCGCGGATCTCCGCGCCCTGCCCTTCATGCGGAAACAGGATGTCAGCCATTGCGCACTCCTCGCTCGGCCAGGACCGTGACGTGACGCCGAAGCGTCGGGTCAGGGATCGCGGCCACGATGTTGTATGGCGTGCCGTCATGCACGATACGGTCCTTGGTGGTGAAGGCGACGCCCTTGCGCACGACGATCCGGTCTGTGGCCTTCGACTGACCTGCCGCGGCGGCGAGCAGCTCGCTGCCGGACAGGGGCGTGATCTCCGCCGGCTCCTTCGACGCGAGCGGCACCCACGATTCGGTCATCGCGCCGGTCGACGTGTTGCGGGTCTTTACCATCCGCTCGAAGTCGATACGGTGGCGCAGGCGGGGCGCGAGCATCTCAGGCCCCCATCTCGACGCGGTAGGGCATCACCATGACCTCGGCGGCCTTACGCAGCGCGCTGATGTCGGCCGGCGATGCCGCATCCGCCTTGGCCTGCACGAGCAGGCAGACGGCGGGGAAGACCTCGGGCGCCACGTTGGCCGGTGTGGCCACCACTTCGGGCAGGACGTTGCCGAGAGAGTCCTTGAAGGGCGGATAGTCTTGCGGCAGCGTCGGCAACTGCTTGCGGTTCAGGAATCGACAGATCTCCGCCTCGCTTGCGTTGAGGTTCTTCTGCAACATGAAGTCATCCTCGCTGTGGGTGCACCGCAGCGCCGCCTTCAGGTCTTCCAGCGACGTGACGCTCACTCGCCGGCCCCCGTGCCGTCCAGCAGCGCCGCCAAGCCGGCCTTCTTGGTCACGCCTTCGGGGATGGCGATGCCCTTGGCTTCGAGCGCAGCCTTGAGCTCTTCGACCTTCAGACCGTCGGACGGCTTGGCCGCAGCGCCGCCACCGGCACTCGCGCCGCCAGCACCAGCATCGGCCGCGGGCTTGGCGTCCTTCTTGACGTACTTCGCGGCACCAGCCTCGTCGACGAGGTGCTTTGCGAAGGCCGGCGAGGTGCGCAGGATCGTGCCCTGCGAAAGCGTGCCGTACTGGGCAGTGATGGCGGTCGTGAGAATCTCGACTTCGACGATTTCCATGATCTCTCCTTAGGGAAGAAGGTAGGGCCGACCGAGGCCGGCCCCTTGGGGTTAAGCCGGGACCAGGGCGCCGTAGCGCGCGGCCGCGGGCTTCTCGACGGTCAGCGCCACACGACGCTCGGCGCGGATCGTGATCAGGTTCAGCTGGAAGTTGTTCTCGTCCGAGTCCGACATCTCAACGGTCACGCCTTCGCGGATCCACAGCGTCGCCGCCTGGGCGAGGTTGCCGATCCAGACCTGGCCGGCGGTCATCGCGTTGGAAGCGACGACGCTGGCGCCGAAGAGCTGGGGCACCGCGGCCGAACCCGGGTCACCCAGCAGGTAGCGGCCTTGCGAGTCCTTCGCCAGGCGCAGCTTCCACCAGTCGCCCGTGTTCAGGATCACGGTGTCGGCGGGGTAGTCCGCCAGCGCCGCGTCGCCCATGGCCACGCCGATCAGGTCGAACCGGTTGTTCGCCAGGCCCGCGGCCGTGAGCGTAGCCGCGGTGTAGCCGTGCGCCGTGAAGTTGCCAGCGTTGAGCAGGCCGTTGATGTTCGGCGCGACGCCATTGCCCACCAGCAGCTGGTTCTCGACGCGCAGGTTCACGCCGTAGACCATGCGGCGGTTGATGTACGCGGCCAGTGCGGCGTTGTCCATCGCGAGCTGCCGGCTGATCTTGATCCAGTGGGCGACCGTCGACACCGGCATGGTGCCGGGCGTGAAGGTGATGCTCGATTGGGGCTTCTGCGCGCCCTCGGCCGTATCTGCCGCGGCGTTCGTGAAGACGTTTTCGCGCACCCACTCGATCGACGGCTGCGAGGTCGGGATCTTGGTGAGCAGGTCTTCGATGGTGAAGAGGCGGAACGCGCCTTCGACGATGCCGGGGCGGCGCTCGCTGAACGTGTTGCCAATGGTGTTGGTCACCGTGTTCTTCAGGTCCATCCGCACGCGGCCACGCGCATCAGCCTTCACGAAGGCCGCGAGTTCAGCGCTCTTGACGAACTGCTCGCCGTACCCGTCGTCCTGCTTCGGCAGATCGTTCTGCGCGGACTTTTGCTGTTCGAGCTTCACCAAACGGTCGGCGAACTCGCGCTGGTCGGTTCCCATCTTTTCGAGGGCGCTCTTGGTGTCTTCGCTCACCTTGCCCAGGGTGCGAAACTCGCCCTCGGCCTTCTCCGACATCGCCTTGAGATTTGCCTCGATCTTCTCGAGACCGAGATTCACGGCCTTGAGGTCGATCTCGCCGGCCATGGCGAGCATGCCCAGGCCGGCGAACACTTCGCCATGAGCGGCAACGAAGCCGGAAACGTCGATGCCGGCCGCCTGGGCGCCCATGGCGACGAAGGCCAGGGCGCACACAGCCAGGCCGAGGAACTTGCGGGAAATTTTCATGATGGTCTTTCTGAAATGAAAAAGCCGCCCGAAGGCGGCGGTGATTGCGGAATGCGCGCTGCCTACGCGCCGAACGTTGCGAGCCGGGCGATCCGGTCGTTCAGTTCGGCGGCGGCCTTCATCTCGGCGGTGCCGGCGTCGGGATCCCCCACGACGTTGAGCACCTTCTTGACGCGGGCCACCAGCGCTACGGCGGCCCCTTTGCTGAGGCCGCCTGCATCCCGCAGAAAGCACTCCAGATCTCGGGTGGATTCGATCCCCTCGATCACTTCGGCGAAGTCACCGCCCTTGACGGTCGACGTGTCGATGCGCGCCGCGTTGTCTGCGGGGAACACCGTGGGCGAGACCTCCATGAGCTTCGTCCACTTGCGGATGACCCGGCCAGTCTCGGTCTCCTCGTAGTCGCCGGCCTTCACATATCCGCCGACGCTGAGGCCATCCAGCGTGCCGTGCAGCATCGCCGCGCGCACGTCGGTGCTCAGTGCCAGGCCGGGGGTGAGCTCGCCTTCGACGAAAAGGCCGTGGTCGTCCTCCTTGGCGACGATGTACTTGCCAATCGGCATGCGCCACTCGTGATCGAAGAACATCTTGGGCTTGCCGTGGGCGCGCAGCGTCGACTCGAAGGCACCCTTGATGATGGAGTCGCCGTAGGTGTCGACGCCACCGAACACGGAGGCATAGCCGGAGAACTTCCCGGTGTCACCCTCCATCTTGAGGTTCACGTCACTGAGCTTGAGGGTCTTGCGAAGAAGCATCGTTGCCTCCGGTGGTGGGTTTGATCTTGCCGAGCATCTCGATCGGCACCAGGTTCGCTTGCACGGTCAGAACGTCGCCACCCTGCAGCGGGGGTTCGTTCTCGAGCTGGCGGCATTCGTTGCGAGTGGCCAGGCCGTTCTGTACCTTCTTCGCGGCGATCTCGGCGCGGTCCTTGGCGTTGCCGCGGAGGAGCGCGTCGAGGCTGAATTCAATCGACAGCGAGGCGCGCTGACGCGGAGTCATCACCCGCTTCTTCACTGCCTGCTCGATGTTCACCAGCATCGGCCGGACGGAGAGCTTGTAGAAGCCGTCGACGATTTGCTCGATGCCGCTGCCCCAGGCCGACACACCCTGCTGGGCGTGATGCACAAGGATCGGCGGCACGTCGAACCACCGGCACAGTTCTTCGACGCCGTAGCGCCGCGTTTCCAGAAGCTGCTGCTGCTCAGGCGAGAGGCTGAGCTGCTGGTACTTCATGTCTGCCTCGAGCACATGCAGGCGCGCAACGTTGCCCACCGCCATCTCGCTGAAGTTCACACGCAGCGCGGTGCGCTGCTCGGGGGTCAGGATCTTGTCGACCATCAGCACGCCCGTCGGCTTGCCACCGGTGCCGAACCAGCGCGTGGCCGCGCCCTGGGCCGACGCCGACTCGTTGACCGACGCGCGCATGAACTCCAGCTTGGCCAGGCCGACGGTGCCGTTCCCCAAATTCTTGAGATGCAGGACGTTCTCTTCGCTCAGGACCGCAACGTCGTTGCCCAGCCGGTAGACGTAGACCATGGACCCGTCGTCCATGACGGTCGCCGTGACCTGGTCAGCGGGCATCGGCCACAAGGCGATCGGCTCGCCGAGGCTCTGCCCTGGCGCCGGGGTGTCCCGGTCGATCCGGGCGTAGGCATTGCCCCGCAGATCGTGATTCATCATCATCGCTCGCCAGAACTCGAACGGCGTCATTCGGGTGTTCGGGGAGTCGTGCAGCAGCGCGTACAGCCGGTTCAGGCGGGCCAGCGTCTTGTGCCCCTTCGCCCCCTGCTCGTAGACGAAGAGCGGCAGGCCGGCAACGATGTTCGCCCGACGATCGATGCAGGCCCACACCGTGCTGATCTGCAGCGCGCCGTCTACCGCAACGCTCGGCTGGTTTTCCACCAGGGGAGTGAGCGGCACGGGGTTCTGCAGGCCTTGCGTTTCGGCCAAGGCTCCGCCGCCCCAGCGAAACCAGCCGAGGACTTGTGAAATGCGATTGGCCATCAGGATGAAATCGGGTTAGCGAGCATGTCGTCGAAACTGCCCCGGGGCTCATCCGCGCATGCGCGTGCGATGGCCATGATTGCGGCGATAGCGCCGTCGATCTTCTGGTGCGGCTTCTGCTTGATGGGGGACACCAGCCCCTTTTTCGCGGGCCGCGCCACCATGTTCGACATGCACCAGGTGGTGATCGGGTTGCCGTCGTGATGGAAGCGACCATCCTTCACGGCGGCCAGCAGCTCGTCCAGCGGCACGGCGAAGTTCGCTGCGATCTGCTGGAACTCGACCGCCTCAACGTTCTTGGCCTGCACGGCCTGCATCATCTGGATCGCGTTGAACGGGTCGAAGACAGCCTCACGCGGGTTGATGCGCTTGCAGTCCGCAATGATCGTTTCGGTGATCAGCTCGAAGTCCACCGTGGCGCCGTCGGTCTGGATCAGGTGCCCTTCCTTGACCCACTTCACATAGTGGGCGTGATTCGGTCCCGGCTCCTCGATCGCAGCCTCCGGCAGCCAGTAAGTGCCGAAGAGGTAGTAGTGCGGCTTGTCGTTGAAGACCTTCCGATAGAGGCGCTGCTCGGCGCACAAGTCGATCTTCGACGCAAGGTCAGCGGCCACCCAGCAGTCAGCGCCGGCGAGTTCGGCCTCCTCGAGCATGTCGTCCTTGCACAGGCCCCACTGTTGCATGTTCATCACGCCGGCCAGGACCGAGGTCCACACGTTCAAGTGCTTCGTCTTGAACTTGTTCTGCTGCAGCGGGTTCTGCATCGCCTGGCGCTGCTGGGCCTGCAGGATCTCCGCGTCGACCGAGATGCCGTAGTTCGGGTTCGCCTTGATCAGCGACGCCGGGGCGGCCCAGTCATCACCGGGATCGATGCCGAAGATGCACGCGAAAAGGTTGTCGTTCTCGATCACGCCATCCAGCATCTGGGTGGCTTCGTTGCGCTTGTCATAGCAAGGGCTGGCGGTGTTCTGGCCTGCCGTCGTGATGATGAGGATCAGCGGCTGCTCGCGCGCCATGATGCCCGTCTCCATCGTGTCGAGCTGGTCGGGCGTGTCGTGCTCGTGGAACTCGTCGATGATCGCGCACGAAGGCGAGGAGCCGTCCCCAGGGTTGCCGATGATCGGCTCGAACTTGCCCGCATCGCTGGTCGACACCAGCACCTTCGCATTGACCTCAACGCCGAGCTTCTGTCGGAATTTCTCGCTGCGCTCCATCATGAGCTTCGCCGGCTTGAAGACTTCCCAGGCCTGCTTCTCGGTCGTCGCGCCGGCGTACACCTCGGCGCCGAACTCTCCATCGGAGGTCAGCATGTACAGGCCGATGCCGGCCGCCAGGATGCTCTTGCCATTCTTCCGCGGGATCTCCCAGTAGACATGCCGAAAGCGGCGCTTGCCCGTCTGCTTGTGCAGCCAGCCGAACAGCACCACCAGCAGGAAACATTGCCAGGGCTGCAGCTTGATGGTCTCGCGCTTCGCGGCCCACCGGCCCTTCGTGTGCGGCAGCAGTTCGATGAACCGGCAGACCCGCGCGCCTTTGTCGGCGTCGAAGCGGTACTGCCAGGCCTTCGTCTTCTCCTTCTTCAGGTCCGCGAAGTGCCGCTCGGCCGCCTTGCGCACGAAGGCGCTGGCCGGGATGATGCGATCAATGACGGCGCGCGCGTACCACTCGGCCTTCCCGACGTGATCAGCCGGCGGCGCCGAATTCGCTGTAAGGGTCTTTCTCGGCATCTTTCTTTCGGGCCTGCACTTTCGAGCGGTCCGCCGGTGTCATGCCGAGCCGTGCACAGACGGTCTCGAAGCGAATGCCCAGCTTCGGGTCGATGAACAGGTCACTTCGCAGCTGCGCCCAGACCCGCGCGCCGTACTCCATGAAGGGCCGATCGGCGGCGCAGAGCACGCCCTCGTGACAGAGGCCGACGAGCTCGACCCAGCAACCGCGCTCGATTTCGGTCAGGTGCGCTGGCGGGTCGCCGATGTCGCCTTCTGGATCCGGCTCGTCCACACGGGCAGCAGCGCGCTGGGGGTCTTTCTTGAAGGCGCCCTTCATCTCCAGGACGTTGGTCGGTTTCCGTGGTCGGGCCATATCGAGTTTTTCGTTATGCGGATGTGAAAAAACGACTTGCCGCCTGGTTTCCAGACCCCCGAAAACCGACTTTTTTACCCCCTACCCGGTCCAAATGAGAATATTTCGCATTTGACGGGATAAATGAGAGAAAGTCGCATTTAGACGGCCAAAGCGAGACCTTTTCGCCTTCAAACGGGCCGAACTGGCCGACCACGGCCCCTCTGGGCTTCCTGCTGGGTCTTCTCGTCGTGGCAGGCCTTGCAGATGGGCTGCACGTTGTCCTCCTCGTCGAGCCCGCCCTCCTCGAGGGATAGGACGTGGTCGCGGATGGTGGCCAAGGAGACGACGCCGCGGGCGCTGCAGGGGCGGCAGAGCGGTTCACGTTGGAACAGGGCGGCACGGAGCGCTTGGAGCTTCCTGCCCCTGATGCGCTCGGGTGGTGGGCCTGTCCGGGTCCATGGCTTCAGCGCGTGCTTCTCACAGCGGCGGGTGCCGTCACGCACCAACACGCCACAGCCGGGCGAGGTGCAGGGGCGGGCGAGGTAGGCGGGCATCAGGCCTGCACGAACTGGCGGGCAGCCTGGCCGATCGTCGTGACCTCGACGAACTGGGGCTCGCCTTCAGGCTTGGGGTACTTGGCCTGCAGGTACACCAGCAGCGCGCGCTCCACGGCCTCGGGGATCACGGTGCCACCGATGCGGATCTGCGCGCCGATCTCAATGTCCTGCGCTCGGGCGACCAGGTGCAGGCGCACGGTGTTGGGCTCACCCACGCCGATAGACACCTCGAGGCCGGCCAGGCGCTCGACCTTCACGCCATCGACCAGCACCTCGGCGCCTTGGGCGTGGCCATGAGGCGCCGTGATCTTCACTCGTGCGTCCATGGGGTCGTCCTTGTGTTCTGCCACCCATCGGGCTACGTCCCTTGCGGGGCGCTGGGGGCTGCCGTTCGCACCGCGCTTGATGACGATGGTGCAGTCGCGATGAGTCCCCGCTGAATACCCGCAGCGGGCGCGCTCAAGCTGCGCGGAATGACGGGAGAAACGATAAAACCGGCGAGGCGTGAACCTGGCGGGTGGTGGGACTACAGATCTGAAGAGGTTCGCGTGATCAGAACTGCGACGTAGTAGTTCTCGACACTGGTCGAGTCTCTGTGCGGCCTGGAGGCCACAAAGCCCGCATGATTCGAATTGAGGATGGAGTCCACGAATCCATCGAATTCGACGGGATCCATTCCGAGGACTTCGGCCGTCACGCTGAAAGACGCACCTACCGCAGCTCCAGCCAGTAGCTCGTCGAAGCGGCTCATGATCCAACCGTCGACCGCACGAAACACCAGGGCACAGCGCTACTTAGGCGCCTGATTGCCCAGAGGCTCAGGAGTCGGCTGCTGCTGAGACGTTGCACCCGACGAAGGCGGCGTCGAATCAGGACGGCGGAAGAACGCGTTGAAAATCAGCGCGGCGACCACCAAGACGACCACTGCGGCGATACCCCAGCCGAAGACACGGTTGTTGTCTTTTCGGTCACCAACCTGCTGCCTGACATCTTTGACCATGCTCAGCTCCTTTCGATGAGCATGAACATTAAGTGTGCGAGTCAGCGCCCGTGTCGGATTTCGACGATACGTGTGTACGAAAAAGCCGCCTCGGTGGGCGGCTTGAGGACGAACACGTCCATCTAGGGCGGCTCGTCAGGCATGTGGGGAGTTGGACCGCCTCAGCGGAACTTCCACCATGGCTTCCTACGCGGTGGTTTTCCTTCGTCCCCAACGGGGCGGAGACCATCAATGCGCCGCCAGACTTCGATCTCGTGCCATCGCGCAATCTCTCTCGCGCACGAAACGCCCATCAATGCCTGATGTCGCCAGCGGTGAGCTCGAGTCATCAGTTCGAGGTCGGGAAGGTCGCCTGGAGCGGTCATGCCGCGATTGTGTGTGGCGTCCTCTGCACGACGGTATGCACAATTCCACGTCCCCGTGGACAGATGTGAATCGCATCACAAACGCCGCCAGTTTGGTGGTTTTATCCTGATCCGTCGTGACGCAACCCTCTAAAGCCGCCGCATCGAACGAATCCGGCTCGAAGAGTGCCCCTCTTTCAGGGCCAGACCTTGCCAAACATAGCCTCGGCTTGATGCTTCAACTTCAACTGAGGCGACACCCCAAGAATCGCAGTCAGGTCATCGGTGACGGCCTGGGTGACGGTCAGGACAGGTGCTGCCATCTCCAAACGAAGCCGTCGATACGCTTCGTGGAGAGAAAGGTAGTTGAATTTCAACAGTGCGCGGGAATAGATGCTCAGCGCAATGTGCCGTTCGGGGAAGGCGCTTCGGAAGGATGCAACTTTTGCAGTAGCCTCTTCAAGCGACTCAAGGTAGGAGATGGCTTCGAGAAACGTCACATGGGATCCGAGGCTGGCCATCTTCCGGTGGCACCAAAAGGAAAGCCCTCCATTGCAGAGGGCTCGTTTTCCGAGCTTTACCGACACCTTCGCCTCCGTCATGGATGGGCGACCCTTGTGCCAGTGCTCAGTCGTTGGCGCGGATTATGCCGCCGCGCAGGGATCTGTCAACCGACCAATCGATACTCGCTCGCCATTTGCGCCAGAGCATCGACGATGGCTGCGGCGCGCGTGTCCTGAGGCATCGAGCGCACGATACGGTCGCCACGCGAAAGCTTGCACACGATGGCCGTACCCGTCTGGCGGATCTGGATGTCCCAACCGGATCGACCGACCAGCGCCAGCGCCTGTTCGGCCACCACGAGGTGCGTCGCCGGCCGTGGGAGGCTTGCACGCCACAGGCGCGCTTCCTCCGCAGGGCTGACAGGGACCTCGGCGTCGCCGTCCAGCACCTGGTATTCGCCGCAGTCCTCGCAGGTCGAGATCCTCGTCCTTCGCACGGTCGACCTCGCCGTGTTGCCGTGAAGGCACTGCCCCAGGATGCGGCGAATCACGATGGCTTCCTCCGCACTGGGTAGAGGAAGCTGCTCTTTGTGGCTGTCTCGTTCCATTAAAACCCTCGGTTGATCAACATCTGCCGGCCATCATCGAGCAAGGTGGCCAGGCCTTCCATCGTAGTGCCGAAGGACGCGCAGGCGCTGCGCGGGTTCACCGGCTTGACATAGCACCAGTTCAACGCCCGGGCGTGCGTCGGCGGCAGCGACGTGACGGCGCGGGCGATCCGAACTGCGTCGGCCCGGTCCACCCCAGTGGCAGCGCTGGACGCTCCCTCGCGTGCGCGGGCCGACGACTGCGAGAGCCTGAACATGGGCGACGAGGAGGCCACTGGGGTGCCGTTGCACCAGATGCCCCAGTTCCGCAGGCGCGCGTCGATTGCATACTGCTGGGGCGGCACGATGTCGAAGTCGATCTGCGGACCTCGTGGCAGGCGTGCGCGCGGCGCTGGCGCGGCCACGGCGGCGGTCTCCTCGAGGTCGCGTGCCGCGCTCGCGGTGGCGATGGCCAGCGCCAGCTGCTGCACGCGCTCTGCAGCGCCTGCGTCCACGCGCTTCGGCGGGAGCGCCCCGCGGCTCGCGTCCTGCTGCCGCGCGACTCGCAGGGCTCTGCGCATTTCTCGATCCTGGGCATCCTGCTTCGCAGGCCTCAGTGCGGTCTCTGTCATCGGTCCTCCCTTGTGAAAGCTTTTCCGGCCAGGAAAGCGGGTGCCGCCGCGTCGCTGGAATGGCGCATGTCCGCGACCTGTCCGCGACCTGTCCGCAACTTGTCCGCAACTTGTCCGCCGGACAGGCGGTTGCTGTCCCTTGGTTGTCCCGCGGGACACCGGAGGTTTGTCCCGCGTCTGTCACGCGGAACTAATGCGTGAGTCACGCGTGACTGCCGACGGAATTCGGCGTCAGTCACAGGTCTGTCCGCGTGACCGCGCGTGACATGGCGTGACGGGTCACGGTTCGTGCCCATGCCCATGGCAAATGCCATTGGCTTGCCATCCGTTGGGCAACGGCTTGCCATCAGATGCGCAGTGGCTGTGCAACGGTACTTCACGGTTGCGGCCCTCCGTCTTGGGCGAACAGCGGGCCCGGCGCATCACCAATGGGGGGCTTTGGTGCAGGCTTGGGTGCAACCTTCGGTGTGCCCTTTGGTGCTGCACCCGTGCGGCTCCCGGCGCGTGGCAATGCGGCCGACTGGTCGCCCTGGGCTACTAGTCCGCTTGGGCTACTGGTAGCCGTGGGCGACTGGTTTGTAGTCCTCGGCGACGGGTCGCTGAACTCGTCTTCGAACTCACCGCACACGAAGCACAGAAAGTCTTCCATGGACTGAGCGTGGGCGATCTCGATGTCGAGCATCTCGTGGCCTTGGCCAGCGACTAGCTGAAGGTCGCTGCGCAGCTCCTCCGCCTGCAGCCTGGCCATCAGCAAAGCGCGCTGCAGCCGGGTGATCGTGCGCTCGAGTTCCGGGATGCTGGGCGCTTGCAGATCCGGCGTGGCCGGCGCGCGCAGCAGGCCGGCGCTTTCGGCTATCCAGCGCAGCTGAGCGGGGTGCAACATGATCCGCTCGACCTCGCCGCTTCCCGCATCGGCTTCGAGGCCCACGCTGCCATCGATGAGCACTTCGATCTCGAGACCGTACATGGTGTCCGTGACGCTGACCGCGGTGCTCATGCAGCCTCCAAGGCGCTGTGAAGCGACTGGCCGGCCTTCCATACACCGGGACATGCTTCGGAGCGCCAGAGGGCAGTCTCGGGGCTGGCCAGGCCTTCTGCGCGCAGCCAGGCGCCCGCGTAGTCCGCTCGCATGGGCTTCGTCAGGTAGTCGACGCACGCGCCGGCGTCACTGAGGTGGCTCAGGAAGAAGAAACCCGGATGCTCGGCCGAGGGCTCGACCAAGTAGATATCGGCGATCTGGCCGGGCTCGCCGACCAAGCAGGCCATCGCCTGCCCTTCGATCGGGGCGAAAGCGGAGAGCGGCCCAGCTGCTGCCCCGCCGGCTGAATTTTCGGCCAATGCTGCCCGGTACTCGGCGATCTTCCGCATGCGCTGCCCGTTGCGGAGCAAGTACTCGGCAGCGACGAGGCGGCGCTCAATGAGCTTCCTGCGCTTCTCCCGCATCTCGCCGAAATAGTCCCGTCGCTCCGACTCGGCCAGGACCAAGGTCGCTCGTGAGGTGGGCTTCTCGCCGCTCAGGATCTTGCCGTAAGCGGTGATCACGCTCGAGCAGTGCGCCACCGTCTGGATGGCGAGTTCGCGGGCTTGATCGTTGAAGGGACCAAAGGCGGCGGCCGTGCTGGGCTCGTCGTCATGGGTTGGTGCTGGGCTCGTCGTCATGGTTGTCCTTTTGGGCTCTATGGGTTGGTAGTACTGCATTGGTGTGCAGAAACTGCAGTTGCTTTTGGGTGCTCGCGCTTTTCGTCAGACGTGCTCTAAGTAGTTGCCGCTCTTGGAGATCTGGCCCTTGGGGGGGCCGGTGATCGGTGCAGTTTCTGCAGTGACCCCACCCCCCCTAACTGCAGTTTCTGCAGCGTCAAAACGGGCCATCGCTGCAGTTTCTGCATCGTCACGGTGCAGTTTCTGCAGCGTCCTTTTTTTCCTTGCTGCCAGCTTTTCCGGCGACATCGGCTCGGGCACCGAGGCTTCAGCGATCGCGCGTTCGGCTTCGGTGAGCGTGGCGAAGCCCTCCCAGTCGCGGGTCGCTTTGACAGCAGGGATGTGCTTCTTCGGCTGTTCGAAGACCTCGATGTCGGTGAAGCGGTACAGGTTGCAGACCTTCGACCCCTTCTCGACGCCGACGGTCTTCCGGGTGACGCGCAGAAAGCCGCCCGCCTCCAGCTGCCGCAGGGCCTTCGCCAGGGTCGTGGAGCTGGTCCAGCCGCGATGTTTCAGCTGCGACAGAGCCGCGCTGATGTCGCCGTTGTTGAAGCTGGTGAGCGTCGCGCGCATGTCACCCCACAAGGCCTTGGCCGAGTAGTGCAGGCACCGCCATGCGGGGCTGTTCGCAACGGCCAAGGGAGTCCGGTAATGCTTCTCTACCTTCTCAGGCGGCCTTTGCCGACTCATTCGCACTTCTCCCACGGTCTTGGCGTGCGCTCGCTGAGCTCAAGGCCGTCGATCAACCCCCGCACTTGCCCGAGGTTCGACATCAACCAATCGCAGCCGACGGCAGTAGCGCAGTAATACCGCGGCCCATCGTCGGGATGGGTGCGCCAAAGCTCGCCGCCGAGTGCGCGGTAGCGTTCTCTCAGCGCAGACCAGTCCTTCGGCGCCTTCACGGTGCTACCACCCAGACCAGCGCGTGGTCGCCCGACACAGCGGCGCGCGTGGCGCCGCCCCACGTCACAAAGCCCATCTGCACGCGCTCGATCCGGCGAGGCCGCTGGGTGTTGGCCGGCATCGGCATGCCGCGCTGCATCTCCTCGTCCGTCGCGCCTTCGGCGCCGCACCCCTTGATGTACGCCAGCACGTCGGCGCGCTTGGTGCCGGCAGCGGGCGCGATGCGCTCCGCGGCCGCGCGGCTGGTGGCGGAATGGCATTGGTACGGCGGCGCCGGGTCGTTGAAAAGGTCAAGCGTTCTCATCGTTTGTTCCGCTCGGCCTTACGCCGCTGCCCCGACCTGGGCGTGCCGCCACTGCTCCGCGCTTTGCGCACGCACCGCGTCGGGCTTGCCGCGGAAGTTCACGGCGCGGGCGCTTTGGCGCAGCTTCTGCAGGACGCCCTCGGCTTCGGCGATCTCTCGCTCGATCAGCGCCAGCTCGTTGTCGGTGATCACTCCGTCGGCCATCGCATCGATGACGGTCGTCGTCACGTCCGAGGTCTCACGCACCAGAGAGGTCACGCGCTGCACCGGCGTGCCACCGCCGTCACAGTTGCTGCTGGCCAGCTCGAACCGACCGCCGCATTCGGTGGCCACCGCGATCGCGTAGTCGTAGGCGTTCGGGCTGCCAGCTTCGACGCACATCACGGCCATGGCCAGCGCATCCACGGCGCCGAGCTTGTGCGACGGCGATGTGCCGGAAATTTCCTTGCGGGTCACGTCGTCGGACTTGCCCAGGCGAAGGGCAACGACCGGGCGGCCGCCGGGAAGGTGATCAACGCCGCGGCGCAGCGCATCAAGGATTGCGGTCATGTCCGGCTCTCCGTTTCGTGGACGTGGATGGAATGAATGGAAGTCGCGACCATTGCGGCCATGAACACACCACCACGCTTCGAACCAGTCCCCGCCCTTGAACTCGCCGACGGCACTGCGCTGCATGAGAGCAGCCGTACGGGCATGAGCAAGAACACCGACGCCTGCGGCCGCAGCACGCTCGACATCTCGACCTCGAGGCTTTCGATGGACGTGGTTGGCGGCGCGCTGCGCGTCCGCTTCACTGCGAACCGCAGCACTGGGAACAGGCTGCCTACCGCGCGCTCGCGGCGCGTCGGGATGCGGCGGTGACCCACGGCCTAGGCCTCCGCACTGGCAGCCGCCTGCGCGCCGCAGCGGGGTGCGGCGGAAACGTCGAGCAGAGGCCGGCCCGCTGCGTGCGGCCAGTTCTTGTCCTTCACACGCACCCAGGTGACCCCGGGAAGAACCTGATCGGCAGTGACCATGCCCGCCGTGACTCGCTCGATCGCGACGCATTGCTCGTTGGGAACTGGTCTTTTTCCGAGAGCCCACTGATTCACCATCGAGGGCGTGACCGACAACAGGCGAGCAAGAGCGGCTTGTGAACCCGCGTGATCAGCGGCCCGAAGAACGGGATTTGAGGGGTTTGTCATGTTGAAAATGTAGCAATGCTACATATCGACGTCAAGCCATGCTTTACAAATCGGTCGGTAGCATCGCTTTATGAACCAGTGGACGACGGAAGAGGAAGCGGCACGCCTAGCTGCGCGCTTCGAAGGCATCAGTCAAGCGGCGTTCGCGCGTGACCATCAGGTTCCAGGTGGCGCGTCAATGGTGAGCCAGCACATCAAGGGCCGCCGCCCCATGAACCTTGCTGCCGCAACCGCGTACGCGGCTGGGTTCGGCGTCTCACTCGCGGAGATCAGTCCGCGCCTCGCGGCCGAGGTGGAGGCGACCAAAGCCCTTCAGCGGCAGTCCAGATCGCATGAAGTCGACCTCGACAACCACCCCGATCTCGAGCGCATCCGGCGCGTCACGTTGCGTCTTGAGGCCGGCGTGAATGGCTTTGCAGTGCAATCGGAAGAGAACGACGGCATGCCGATCTTCTTCAGATCAGACTGGCTGCGACAGCGGGGCTACAAGCCTTACCAGCTGGTCGCGATCAAGGTGATGGGGCACAGCATGGAACCCACGCTCTACCCGGACGATATGGTCGTCATCAACACGGCGGACAGCGAGCCGAAGGATGGCAAGGTGTTCGCGGTCAACTACGAGGGTCAGGCGGTCATCAAGCGCCTGGTGCGCGATGGCGGGACCTGGTGGCTTTCATCCGACAACCCCGACCAGCGACGCTACCCGCGGAAGGAGTGCGCTAGCAGCGCGTGCCTGATCGTTGGGCAGGTCATCCACAAGCAGAGCGAGCAAATATGAAGCACTCAGCCCACCGCACGTGCGGACTCAAGGACGCCTCGTGACTCCAAAGCCACTCAAAGCCCTGCAGCTCGCAGGGGTCCTGCTCATCCTCCTCGGTGTGATCGTGCGCGCGGGCACAGGCGAGTACTGGGGCACAGCCGTTGCGCTCCTAGGCATCGTCTTATTTGCGCTCGGTCGCGTTCTGGCTTGGTGGAAACTCGGTTGATGCGGAAGGCATCTAGTGAGCCGCCGCGTGCGGACTAGTCTCGCGCCACGCAGAAATATGTAGCAATGCTATTGACCAACAAATAAAGCATTGCTACAGTTCACTCACGCCCTGCACCCCGCAGCGGCCTGGAGTGAACCTTGGACCTTCTCGCCCCCATCGCAGCCGCCCAGGCCGCACGCAGCCGCCTCGACTGGCGCGCCGCAGCTATGGCTTTCACCGCAGCCGCTGACGCGCTGCCTGCAGATCCGCACGGGAACGTGACCGCCGAGGAGCGCAGCCTGCGCCGAAACGCGCACCTCTGCTTGTGCCGCACGCCACAGTTCCAGGCCTACCGCGAGCGCATGCACAGCCAGAAGCCGCGGCCCGATCTCTCGCACGAGTGGCTCAACCCGCGGGGCTCGCTCGTCGACATGCTGCTGGCGCCACGCTCGAGGTCTGCAGCATGAGCGCAGCGGAGCACACCCCCTCTCGGCAGTGCGGCGAGTGCGAAGGCGCGTGCCTGCAGCCCGCGACGATCGATGACGCCATGACGGTGCTCGCCGTGGCCTGCACGCGGCGCGACCAGCTGATCGCGTGCGAAGCGTTGGCCACCGCCGCACTGGCGCGGGCGCAGCAGCTGCGCGCCGACATCGCAAAGACCGCCGGGGCCTTGGCATGAGCACGCTGCATGAAGCCCGGAACCGGGCCTCGCAGCGCTTGCGCCGGGCCGCGATCGGCGTGCTGCTAACCGCAGGCCTGCTCGCTCTTTTCGTGGTCGGCTTGGTCTTGCGCTGGGTCTGGAGGCAAGCGTGATGCGATCAGAGTTTGGGCTTGCCGCCAACGCCGCTGCGTCCTGCTCCAGGCGCAGATCCAGCAAAGAGTTCGTAGAGCCGATCCATCTCTCGATCCACGTCGAGGATCTCAGTCTGCAAGTCATAGAGGCGAGAGGTCAGCTTCCAGATCTGCATCCGTGCGTGCTCGTCGCTGATGGCCCCCTTTTCGTCTCGCGGTGCCGCTTCGATCATTTCCCGCTTGGCACGCTTCAGCTCGGTCTGCTCGGCTGTCAGCGCGCTCGATCGCTGGCGCAGCGCTCGCATCCGACTCCAGTCATCGGACGAGTCTGTGCCTTGCTCTGCCGAATTGCCTCCGTCGAAGGAAGCAGCAAGCCTGCGCAAAACTTCGCCTGCCAAGTCACGCCCCTCTCGTTCTGCCGCTTTCAACAACTTTTGCCGCAGGTCGGCAGACAACGAAACGACAACGCTGTTCGGGTCTCCGTGAACAACAAGTCGGGGGGGAAATCCGCCAACACCGAATGGCGCAGGTCCATTCCCCGTGAGCAGCCAATCAAAGTCCACCGCCAAAGCAGCGCTCAGTTTTGCAACGACTTCTGGGCGCGGCGAGCTTCTACCGCTTTCGTAGCGACTGACTTGCGCTGCCGCTACCCCCGATGCATCAGCGAGCGCCTGTTGAGAGAGCCCCTTCACAGAGCGGACGGCTATCAAGCGTTGGCTCAAGCCTTCTGATTCAGTCATAAATAATCATCAAAAGGATTGAAGAGTATTGACATGACGCTTACCGGCCCATGAAAATACTATTCATGACCATTCAGTATCGTCAACTACGAAAGCCAACATTCTATGACTACTACTTCAAAGCAGAAAGCGCCTCTCGCGGTACGACTGCCAGCTGAACTCCAAGATTTTCTGACACAACAAGCGAAGGCCTCTTACCGCACGCTCACTGCCGAAGTCCGCATGCGCCTCGAAGAATCCCGCGATCGGCAGCTCGCTGACGTTCAACCCATCACCCCGAAAGGAACCAAGTGAGCAACATCGTCAAGATCAACAACACCGCCCTGCAGGTGATCGAATACCGCGGCGCTCGTGTCGTCACGCTCTCCCAGGTCGACGCCGTGCATGAACGTCCCGAAGGCACGGCTGGCCGAAACTTCCGCGAGCACCGTGAACGGTTCGTGGAGGGGGTCGACTTCTTCACAGCCAGTTCCGACGAAATTCGTCGGAACAACCCTGGCTCGATTCCCGACGCGCTGCGTCGCGCCGACGTGATCCTCGTCACCGAGCAGGGCTACACCATGCTGGTCAAGCCGTTCAACGACGACCTCGCGTGGGACGTGCAGCGCAAGCTGGTCACCCGGTACTTCGCCGCGCCGCAGACGGCGAAGGCCATCACCAGCAAGCCCGCCCCGGCCTCCCTCGCGTACCGGGAGGCAGCAGCCATCACCCGCGACCACCTGCGGGTCTGCAAGCTGCTCGGCGTGGATGACGGTATGGCCAGGGCGGTCACCGCCAAGCAGGTGCGGATCGCCACTGGCTTGGACTTCGCGCCGTTGCTGGCGACGAATGTCACGCTGGATGTGCCAATGACACCGTCGCAGCTGGCAGAGCGAATCGGCGGCGGCGCGGTCGCGACGCACATCAATGCAGCGCTGCGCGATCTGGGCATGCAGGAGCAACACACCAGCGCGGGCCGAGGCGGCAAGACGAAGAAGAAATGGGTTCTGACCGCGGCCGGCGAGCAGTACGGCGCGATGCAGCCGTACCAAGGCGATGGCTCCGAACACAGCGGCTACCGGCCCATGTGGTTCGCCCGTGCCATCGAGTTGATCCGCCCCATGCTGGAGATGCAAGGCGCCTACCGCGCCAAGGGGAAGGAGCCCGATGCAGCAGCAGCGTGACCCCGAAAAAGGTGGCGGACGAGTGATTGAGCCCACTCGACCGCCTGTGAAGGCCCACCCCGTCAAGAGAAGGATTCCACATGTCAAAGGTTAGCACGCGCCCACAAGTCGGGGCAACCGCACCATTCCAGCAGATCCGCAAGGCGCTGCCCGTCGTATCTGAACCGCCGATGGAGCTGACCGGGCTGAAAGCGCTGCGCGAAGCCAACGCGATCGCCGTGCACTGGTGGAGCGTCATGGAAATGATCAGCGAACAAGCCAAGTACGGCGAGGGCCGCAAAGACACGGTGCCGAAGTGGGTGCTCAACGCGATCGGCGACTGGCGCTCGCAGCACGCGGCGCACGACGCACACAAGGCCCACATGGAGCGCGCCGGCCAGGCCCTGCGCATTGCCGGCGAAGGCCCGACTAGCCTCGTGTATGAGCTCTGGACCGACCGCGGCCACCGCCTCGATGGGCAGTACGACTTCCGCGCCGACGCCGATGCCGCGCTGCCGGAATGGCTCGCGCAGTACCCGGACGCGAAGGTGACGCTGGTGCACCGCCAGTCCCCGACGTTCGGCGGCACGGTGGATCCCGCGCTGCTCGACACGTTGATCGGCCGCACGTTCTGGGCGGGCTGCTTCTTCGCCGACGAGCAGCACCAGCAAGACATTCACACCGTGCAGGATGAGACCGGCCGCTGCGCGTACGCACCGACGAGCGAGCTGCTGGCGCATCCCTGCTTTTCTCGCATGACTCGCAAGGGGCAAGAGCGTGTGCAATTCAGCGCAAGCGAAGCGACGCGCAAGGCTCAACTCCGCGCGCTGGCTGAGAAAGGCGGTGCGTGATGAACGCCGTTGCAACGAAGCCGCGCGCGGCCCCGTCTGCGGCACAGGCGACCAAGATGAACCCTGCACAAGGGGTTTCGAAACCACTGCTCAGCCTGGTGAGTGATGTCCGCCACTTCCAGGGCGTCGAGGGTCGGTTCTCGCCTTTCGCGGGGCCCGATTCGCTCACGTTCGGTGGCTCGCTGCTGGGCTTGGCCAACTCCCACCGCGTCAACGTGCCGGACCTGAAAGAAATACCAGAGGACAGCGTCACCGAAGCCACGGATGAGGCCGGCCACACCTGGTACATCCGATGCAACGGGGGATGGCTGATCACCGCCTTTCGTGAGCTCACCGCACAGGAGATCGAAGAGCGAAACGAGCGCTGGGAAGATTCTCTGCTGTCGGGCATTCCGAAGAATCGCGTCATGACCTGCCGTCGCATCGCGGTGGAGCTGATGGTGCTGGCTGAGGCGATGTCGCCCGATCGGTGCCCACCGCGCAGCGCGCGCCGACTGCTCAAGCAGCAGATGCTCGGCTTGGCTCGAGTGCAGTTCGACCTGCTCCACGGGAAGTCCGCCCCAATGTCTGAAATCCGCACACGCATGAAGGCTCTCGGTTTCGAGTGCCCCTACTGAGGTGACAACCATGACAACCGAAGCCGACCTTCTGCGCGAGTGCCGCGCAAGCGGCCAGATCACCGATGCCCAGTGGGAGCAGCACTGCGCCGAGAGGCCCGACCTGCTCGACACGTCACCGCCAGCACCAGCACCAGCACCAGAGGAGGCGTCGCTCGCAGGGATGCTGGCCGCGCTGAAGTTCCACCCAAGCGCGTCGCACATCAATCCGGACTTCCGCGACCTGTTCAACGCGACGCTCGAGCAGCACTTCAACGAGTACCAGCGCAACCCGACCGCAGTGAGGTCGCCCGCATGATCAGGATCACCAGCCACACCGGCACCACGCACTACGTCGCGCCCGCGGCGATCGCCGAGATCGTAGAAGCCGGCGCGTCAAGCCAATGGCACGGCATCCGCTCCGTCGTTCGATTGTTCGATGGCCGCGTCATCGAGGCCAGCGAGACGGCCGAGCAGATCGCGCGCGCCGCGGCAGCAACGGGGGCTTCCTCATGAGCGTGCCGACCACCATCAAGCTCACCAAGGCCGACACGGTCGCGCTCTGGCACGCCATCGACGCCCAGGGCTACGCGGTGCGCGCAATGCGCGACATGAACCGCGAGGAGCCGGGCCAGTTCACGCACGAACAGATCGCGGTCGAGCAAGAGCGCCTTCTGGCTGCCAAACGCGCGCTCCGCAAGGTCAATGCGCTGCGGAGGGCGCAGTGACGACAGTCGTCTCCTCGGCATTCCTGTCGGCATCGGAGGTTGACGAGCTCTGCGCGCCCCTGACGCAGCGTCACGCCCAGGCAAGGCATCTGTGCGCCCTGCTCGGCCTCAAGGACCTGCCGCGCCGGCCTGATGGGCTTCCGCTGGTCGGCCGCCGCTTGATCGAAGAACGGCTCAACACGACAGGCGACTACGCTTCGCCTGCTGGCTTCAACTGGAGTAGGTGATGGGACGAAAAAGAGAGAGGGCATCCGGCTTCGGCCTGCTGCCCCGGATGGAGGCGCGCCCGCACGCCGGCAGCGACAAGGTGACGTACCGCTACCACCCGCTGGGCGGCAAGCCAATCAACCTTGGCCAGGACAAGCGCGCGGCGATCCAGAAGGTGCTGGACCTCAACGGTGCGAGCAACGACGCAGGGACGATCGATGAGCTGTGGCGCGCGTACCAGACCATGCCGCAGTGGAAGCGCCTCGGCGAGCGCACGAAGACCGACTACGCTGAGTACAGCGTCAAGCTGCTCGAGGTGATGGGCAAGGTGTCGGCGCGCTTGATCAGGCCGGCGGATATCGCCCGCTATCTGCGCGTCGAGCGAGCCGCGGCGCCAGTGCGTGCCAATCGCGAGATCGCCCTGCTCTCCAACCTGATGACCGTCGCAGTCGAGCGCGGCGACATCGACGTGAACCCCTGCAAGCAGGTGAAGCGCAACCTCGAGCGGCCGCGCACCGAGGCGCCGGATCCGGACACGTTCGATGCGTTCATCGCCTGGCTCAACACGCAGGGTCCGCAGCGCAAGGTCATCGCGATGATGGCCGAGTTCGCCGCGGCTGCAGGCTCACGCCGTATCGAGTTCTTGCATCTGACGCTGCCGCAGATCGACAGCCAAGCGCAGACCATCCGGCTCATGCGCGCGAAGCAGCACGGCGGCGCGGTGCGCGTCGAGAGCGTTTCGATCACGGAGAAGATGGAGGACCTGGTGCGCCGGCTTCGCGCGCTGCCGCGGCCAGACGAATGCCTTCACGTGTTCACAACCCGGGACGGCAACCCGTACACCGACGACGGCTTCGCGTCGACGTGGCAGCGCGCGATGGCCAGCGCGCTGAAGGACAAGGTGATCCCGCGGCGCTTTACCTTTCACGATCTGCGGGCTTACTACACGACCCAACACAAGGTTCAGTACGGAACACTGCCGGAACTGCACGCTGACGCAAAGACAACTGCGCGGGTGTACGACCGCTCACGAGTCTCGGCGCGCAAAGGTCTATAGACAGCAAAAAGCCCGCAGGAGCGGGCTTCTGAGAGAGGCGGATGCGTCTAGATCAAGCAGCTTTCCGCATGTCCGCAGGAGCCTCGACCAAGGACAGGGCGAACTCGCGGACGCCAAACTGCTCAGCCGCTTGACGGATGGCGTCCTCAAGAATCCTCACGTCGGAGTCTTCGATGATGGGATCGTTGGTGTTCATGGTTCTTTCCTTTATTTAGTCCATCTGAGGACCAGCCATCGGCCTTCAATAGAGGCCTTGAACTCCACTGCCTTGTCTTCCAAGGCAGCCGCCAAGAGCGTCAGGAACTTCATTTGTTCCTGCGTTCTACCGTAAATTTTGATGGTTGACGCATTGTGCACCGTCTTGACATGGTATGCGCCAATGACAGCAGACACATAAGCATTTAACGCCGTCTTAATCCCCGCAGGATCATTCCGAAACAGCTCATCTTCCACCTTCGGGTGCAAGCGCAAACGCAGCAGTTTTACCCAGGACTTTTTGCCCGCGGGATGACTGATGATCACCTCACAGATCCCGCTGGCAACGGTGGAGCCTCCCTCGAAAACGCCGTAGGCGAGTTCGTTGCCGTTGACGGCCAGATGCTCCGACGCCCACTTCAAGAGTTGCTCGACATCGGCAGGAAACGCCTTCCCCTCTTCCGCCCCCTTTTCCCAATCTGCCTTCGTAGCCGCGAAACTCGCATCGTTGAAGGGTTTGAAGATGAGGGAGCGCTTATCGTTTTCGGCCAT